ACATATTAGAATCACTTATCTATAGGATAATAAATTCTGATTTAGACCGTACCTTGACAAAACTTAATCATTCCTATATAGTTATGTTACGTTTCTTAACAAACTAATGACAAGTTCAACAAATTCTGTTAAGAGGTACACAACTACTGAGTATGGTAAGCAGAACATGTTTGCTGCTGAACCACCTATGCAGTACGTTGAGGACTATCAAGGTTATGGTCCCCACGCAGAACAACTCAATGGTCGCCTAGCGATGATTGGATTCTTTGCACTTGTACATAACTACATCCTATTCGGAGCAGTTATACCAGGTATCTTCTAGATACCAAGGTCTCTTACACCGCCTCAACTATAGTGGAGGCTACTTTCTAACCCTATTACAAATCAAACGAAAGGAGAAAAACAATGACACCAGAAGCAGAAAAGTTTAATGGATGGATGGCAATGATTGGATTCGTTGCAGCCTTCGGAGCATATGCTACTACAGGACAAATCATTCCAGGTATATTCTAATGACAAACTCATCCATATTTTTTAGAGCACAAGGACGTGCTGCAATGATCGGATTTGTATCCGTAGTAACCCTATATGTTGTTACAGGTAGTCCGATACCATTTGTGCATGTCTGATCTAGTAGCTGAGAGTAGTAGTTTAAGTCCACTTACAGCAATCCTTTGGTGTTTCTATCCAATGACTGCTCTTGTGATGATTGAGTTGATACTACGAGCTATTCGGAATGACGATGACGATGATCAAGATGGAGGGAAGATGATTCCTGCATTTGCACCATCACCATCTTGATGCTATAATTAGAGGGGAAGACATCCCCTCTTTTTTTATGGTTGATTTTATAGGAGTCTACGATAGAGTATCTCCTCCTGATATGTGTAAGAAGATTATTGATTTCTTTGAAGACAACAAACAACTTCAATTTAGAGGAAGGTATTCAGTTGACGGTGAACTTATTAGAGATCCTAAGGTAAAGGACTCTAAAGATATTGCCTCATCCTTTAATGATGGAACTGTTCCAAGTACAATTATTGGAAAGATCCTTCAAGCAAAAACTGATATCTATCTAGATACTTTTAGATCCACCCATGTGGTAGATGCTTTCTCTGTTGAAATGGGATATAATTTACAGAGGTATAACCCAAGTCAAGGATATCATCTAATACATTGTGAGAATTCTGGTCGTGGTATGGAACGAGTTCTAGCTTGGACTCTATACTTAAACACAGTTACTGATGGTGGTGGTACATACTTTCCAGAGTATGATAAAACTATTGACGCAGTAGAAGGAAGGTTGTGTATCTTCCCTGCTTTCTGGACACATACACACAAAGGTATTGTTAGCAATACTCAAACAAAATACATTGCAACAGGATGGTATGTTTACCACTAATATATGGATAGATCTGAGATCAAAAAGCATTTAAAATTTCTTAACAATCTTAAATGGGACTTAAAAAGAAACCCTAAACACAAAGTTCCTAAGCACCCCTTCAGAAAATATGGGTATAAATACCCAAAATCTAAGGCTTGACAAAAACGTAACAAAAGTTTATACTAAATAGGTCGGTGGGCATTTGCTCACATTTTATATCCTCAAACCGAGATCACGGGGGTTACATCTCTCATATCCACTAGTGAAGGGATTAGTGGAAATATTCGTATCGCTCTTACCCTTTGAGCCCTACTTAAATTTAATTGTCCTCATGACAACTCTTCAAAGGAAAGAACAAGGTCTCCTATCTGGATGGTCTGAGTTCTGTGACTGGGTAACATCAACAAACAACAGAATCTATGTTGGTTGGTTTGGTGTTCTAATGATCCCATGTCTATTAGCAGCTACAACCTGCTTTATAATCGCTTTCATCGCTGCTCCACCTGTGGACATTGATGGAATCAGAGAACCAGTTGCTGGTTCATTCATGTATGGAAACAACATCATCTCTGGTGCTGTCGTTCCATCTTCCAATGCTATTGGTCTACACTTCTATCCTATTTGGGAAGCGGCAACGCTTGACGAATGGTTATACAATGGTGGTCCTTATCAATTGGTAATCTTCCACTTCCTTATTGGAATCTCTGCCTACATGGGTAGACAGTGGGAACTTTCATACCGTTTAGGTATGCGTCCATGGATCTGTGTAGCATACTCTGCTCCAGTGTCAGCAGCATTTGCTGTATTTCTAGTGTATCCTTTCGGACAAGGATCATTCTCTGATGGTATGCCACTAGGTATCTCAGGAACATTCAACTTCATGTTTGTGTTCCAAGCAGAGCATAATATATTAATGCACCCCTTCCACATGGCAGGTGTTGCAGGTATGTTTGGTGGAGCATTGTTCTCTGCTATGCATGGATCTCTAGTTACATCTTCTCTAATCAGAGAGACAACTGGTTTAGATTCACAAAACTATGGTTACAAGTTTGGTCAAGAAGAAGAGACCTATAACATCGTTGCTGCTCATGGATACTTCGGTAGATTAATCTTCCAGTATGCATCATTCAACAACTCTCGTTCACTTCACTTCTTCCTTGCAACATTCCCTGTAGTATGTGTATGGTTAACCTCTATGGGTATCTGTACTATGGCATTCAACCTCAATGGATTCAACTTCAACCAGTCGGTTGTTGATGCATCGGGTAAGGTAGTTCCTACTTGGGGTGACGTATTGAACAGAGCTAACCTTGGTATGGAAGTAATGCACGAGCGTAATGCTCACAACTTCCCACTTGACTTAGCATCTGCTAGTGAGACTGAAGTTGCACTTGTTGCACCTGCAGTAGGTTAACTTAATGCTGAGGAGCACAAGCACAAATGACTCAATTAACATCTAGACTCTTGAAGATACCTCATCAATATCATGGCATTTTAGAATTCAGTTTCTTTGTTGCAGTTGGAATAACAGCAGGTTCTTTAGGGTTGATTTGATAAGTTGACACACTGTTGACTATCTGATATAATAAGGGGGTCTCACGACCCTCTTTTTTATGCACATTATTACATTGATTACAATAGTAGCAATCTCATCAGCTATAATTATACTTAAGGTATACAACCCACATTAAAATTATGCTTTATAATTTCTGTCAAGAAGGAAAGACTTTCTTTGCTCCTAATTTGAAATATGTTTTAGCAGAAGTGGAAGTAATGGATGATGACAATGAGCTTGATCTTTTGAAGGAAGAAATTCTATCCAAAGAAAAAGAAATCATTGAGAAGTATGCATTTGAAAGTGATTGGGGAACTAAATTAGGAAAGAATAGTTTGACTTCACGGTCAAATAATTATAACCTTCTTAATTTTGACAACACAAAGAACTTAAAGGAAGCTATTAGGAACTTACATGATCTCTACCTAGATATCTTTGGTCAAAAGGTGGAAGATGATAAGTATTATGTACAGGTTTGGGCTAATGTAATGAGGAAGGACGAACGGATGTCTGCTCATAGACATGCTGGAGATCCTTATTCTTATCTCACTGGTAATTTTTGTTTAGATGTAGATGGTACATCAACATATTATATTCATCCTTTTACAGATGAGATTCATGAATCTGAAAATGTTAATGGTAAGATGACAATTTTTCCTAGTTTTATTAAACATTATACAGATCCAGTTTCAAAAGGAAACAAAACTCCTAGAATGACATTAGCATTTGATATAGTAACAGAAGAGTGTTACAAAGAGTTTGTTAAACTTTATCCAAATTCACAACTAGTAGAGTTATATGGAAATTAAAATGTATGCACAAGTAGGTTGTAGATTTTGTACCAACCTAGAGGAACTCTTCAGAAGAGCAGACTTAGAGTACACAAAAATTGTTGTTGGTGAACAAGCCAATCAATGTTCAATGGATTTATTCAAAGAAAAATATCCAGAAGTTCTTGGATTTCCTTTTGTTGTTATTGATGGAGAACAAATTGGTGGTCTTGTTGAGGTTGCTAAATTATTTTTAGATAAAGGTTTGGTTACTGTTCCAAAAAAATGAGAGAACTTAAAATAAATAGAGGTATAGAGCTCATGCTTAGGAGGGCTAAACCGAAGGAAGAAATCAAACCGAAAGGGTTTGGTATTAATAAAACATTAAACCTCCTAAAGAGAAAAGTCTACTTCAACTTTGAAATTAGGTGGGAAAAGAACACATAGCACGGAGTTGACATGGATTCATCAGTCTTGATTTATTTTTCGGCATCAATATCATTAGTCTTTTTATTAATTGGAGGTGTAGTTGGTTGGATATGGAGTGATAAGACAAATCAGTTCTTATATGCAGCACAAGAAGAAGAGGTTGACTATATTCATCCAGAAATGCTAGATGATAATGGTCATTGGATCAATGAAGAACTCCTTACTGTCCGTTTCATGAATGAAATTACGGAAGAAGATGAGGAATAAATAATACTTACGGTACCACGATAGTTATGCAATTATTACTAAATGAAGTGTTGCAAAAAATTAGCAACGCTAAAACAAAAGCACAAAAGATTAAACTGTTAACAGAGTATAATACTCCAGCACTCAGATCTATTCTGATTGCTAATTTTGATGAGAGTGTTATCTCTATGCTACCTGATGGTGAAGTGCCATATAAAAAGAATGATGCACCAGAAGATACAGAGCATACGAAACTTGCACATGAGTATCGTAAGCTATATCTTTTCTTTAAAGGAGGAGCAAATGTTTC